ATCAGCCACTAACACAGCGTACTTAGCACCTGTAGGCAACTCACGCTTAGCACTAGAGAGTGCAACAGTATGCTCTACTGGAGTGAGCTTCTTAGACATGATCTTACTTAGTGCATTGTCTAATGACTTCATGCTCTCTGTATTCTTGATGTCCATAACAAACGGAATCTCATCCTCGTAACCTTGTAAAGGATTACCCGAATAGTCCATTGGATTGTCCAGAATAATCATACCCAGCGTAACCTTTACACGTTTGATGCTGCGAATAAGATTCTTCGTTGCCTCTGGTAAAGATTGAAAGTCTTCAATGTAACCACTAGGTCGGCCCAAGTTGAACTTACCTGTGGTATCTTTTAGATCCCCATTCAAACTATTAGACATGAGACTTTTGTTCATTGTCTCTGATGCTGAATCCCAGCGCTGCCACTGCTGACGCTGTGCAAACACACGAATAGATGCCTTGCGAGTATAGACAACTTCCCCGTCAGGCATTGTTACTTTGAATGCACCTACAGGTACGGTGATCTTCTCATCATCACCAATAGATACGGTGATAGGATTGTGCACCTGTGCTACACGAGCAAGGGTTGATGCGGTGGGTGTAGATGACATTCCCATTGCCTCTGATAAAGACATACCATCTACGGATAATGCTACTGATGTACTCATATTTATTTTCCTTTGTTGAGTTTGTCGGAAGTGAAGTTATATCATTAAACGTCTTTTGTGTCAAGCCAATTAGGACCAATCTTGGCTTCTAATAACATAGGCACATTCATTTCTACGCCGTATGCTTCGTATATAATTTTGTCTAAGTCCTCGTTAAGATCTGTTATCATTTGTATTACATAATCTGTCTCCTCTGGATGTACATCTACCACCATTGAGTCATGCACTGTGTTCACAACTTTAGATTGTAAGGGCATAAGTCTGTTCTCTAGCTCCATAAGAATGACAGGAGTGACATCCCCTGTAGCAAAGCCCTGCACTGGATAGTTTTTTATGGTAGTAAAATTAGTAGGTGTGCCATTCATACGTCTCTCTGTATTAGGGAAAGCATACTGTCGGCCTGACACATTGGTTATCTTCTGGTAGCGAACTGCCTCATCTCCTAACTTCTTATGCCAAGCAGCTATACCTTTGTACTTCTCGTTGAAGTGCGTGTAGTACGCAGCTTCTGCCTTACTCCTGCCATACCCACTAGCACCAAAGAGAGGAGCAAAGGTATGAGCCTTAGCTTCTTGTCTGCCCGTAGGTTGCCCTGCATCAGTGATAACCTTTGCAGTGTAAGCGTGTACGTCAAACCCTGTGGCAATCTCTTCCATAGCTACCTTGTCCTGAGACAGGAATGCTGCCGCCCTAAATTCAAGCTGGGCAAAGTCTGCTTCCATAACGCTCCCGTCTTTCCAGCGTGAAACAAAGACACGTTTGACTGGGAATGTATTACCTCGTGGCATGTTCTGCATGTTAGGGTTACGCCCACTGAACCTGCCCGTTGAAGTTATGTGCTGGGTAAGACCTACATGAAGGAATCCATCAGGCTTAGTATAAGTACGTATGCCATCAACAAAACTAGAAAGGTAAGAACTGATAGCGCTAAGCCGCTTAAGATCTGAAAGAAAAGATACTGCACTTTCCATGTTATTTGTTTTAGCCGTTGCAATAAGTGCATCCATGTTATCCTTTCCTGTACTGAAACCATTGGCACTAACCCATGATTTACTAGGTGGGAAGAAGCCTAAGCCTGCCATCTCGTTTGTCTGCTGTAGCTGGTAGCCTCGTGCATCACAGTCCTTACACTTGTTAGCTTTGCTGTATCTTGAACCATCTTTCTTCTTCTTGAAAGCCTTGCCTTCTCCATCACAAGTAGGACAAGTAAAAGCCTTAGTCTTACGTAACAGGGTACTGTTTTTGTTTACTGCGTCTTTATACTCTTCAGCAGTAGAAGTATATTCAAACAGATCTGCCCATTCCTTTTTGTTGTTTACCTTTCTACTGAACAGTACCTGAGAGGATTGCTCTGGACTATTAAGATTAATAGGCGTGTCTCCCATAAGCTCTCTTGTTTTCTTCTGCAGCCTCTCTTCTATCTCTGCTTTCTCTTTCTCAAACTCCTGTTGCACTACATCTAAAGCATCCTGATCTATCTTGATGCCATTCATATAGATACGAGTAAGTGTCTTACAGACGTTGAACGTGATATCCCGGATAGTATGTAAAGACTTTGACTCTGGTGCGTTGTAGTCTACCTCAGTAGCTTTATACAAAGCTGCAGTTGTTTTTAGATCACACGATAAGTAATGTGTTAGTTCATCTAGAGGTATCTGATTTGTACCATAGCCATCCTTGAAGTATCTCTTTAGGGTATCGTCCTTCTGATAGTACAACTCTCTACGCTTAGCACAATTGTCTAAGCTCAGTGATTTCTTTTTAACACTACCTGTAACTAATATCTCTAAGTGATCCCCTCGCATTAGTACATACTCTGCCAGCATAGTATCATAGATCTTACCGTCATACTTGAAACCACTAGCCCATAGCCACGCCAAATCATGCTGTGCATTGTGCATGATAAGTAGTGTGGTAGTATCTAATATAGCTTGTACAGCTTTGAATGCATCTCCACTATAATCTTGCTGCTCCTCATGATCAAACGTATAGATGTATTGACGGTGAGTATCTACATCCTGCACACCTACTTGTGTCAGTGTATTGTCTGACTCAAAGGGGTCCATGTGTAGTTTGTTGTTTCGTTTGGTAGTTGTATTCTCGACATCAAGAACACGCTTCATATTAATATACCTTCCTACGCAGAATACTGCGCTCTAGCTCCATCTAACTCGCAGGGTATCTTACCATGCCAGCCACCTTTTAACTTGTTCTTAGCCAGTACAAGATAGCGCTGATTGTCTACCTCATCCTCATCCCCTAGCTCTGCCATTGAAGGGTTCTTAGATATAAGAATCATGAGGTCTGCCTCTGCAGCCTTGCCTGTTTTACTCCCTTCAAGCATAGACTGGTCTACGTTAATCCTATTCTCTGCTGCTGCAGACAATTGGGACATCCATATAATTGCTGTGTTGTATTGCTTTGCAATGTTACGTGCATGAATAGCCGCATCCTTTAGGTACACGTCTGACTTGTCACTGGTACGAGGTGCAAACTTATCACCCATGTCAAGTACCACAATGTCAGGCTTGTAGTTTTTAATAGCCGCCTCTACCCATACCATGTCTTTACCCGTACTGTCGTACAGATCTATGTTATCTCTAACACGTTGGTATCTTGTCGAAGCTAAAGGAAAGTTATCTTTAACTTCTTCCATAGTCAGGCTGGTAGCAGCAGTAAGATAGCGAAAAGCTACACGTTCATACGCCTCTTCATTACAAAGAATAAGACAACGTGCACCCTGCTTCGCAAAACCATTAGGCCCTGCAATAAGAGATGCATGAAAGCTTGTCTTACCTGTGTTAGGCCGTGCGCCTACAATTAAGAAGTGCCCACCACTAATACCCTCAACCTTACGGTGTAAGCTAGGGATGTTGAACTTCCACTGAGATTGTTTCTCGTTAGCCTTGAGCAGTGTCTCAATAGATATATCACAGAAATTTAAGTTAAGGCTTGGGGTAAAGTCATCCTCGTAATCACTCAGTAGTTTTCTCAGTGGCTCAAGACTTTTCTGTGTACCATTAACATAATCAAAACCTATGTTGGCTACCTCTTCCCCTACCATCTGCTGAAAAAGTTTAGACAAAACTTCCTTGGCGATAGGCTTAGACATAGGTTCTTCTTTGCGGATCTTGTTAAAGATTTCCTTATATACTGTCTTGTTAGATGTAGTAAGTGTTGCGTTGGAAGAGAAGAACAAGCCCTCTACTTCCGACACAGATAGATCCTTATCATACTCCTGCATAGCCATCTCTACGGTGTGTTTAATCTTTCTAACATCTTTCGTAAAGAGTTTGTCTGGGGTACGGATACCCTTATGTCCCTCATAAAATTCTTTATTCATGAGAGATCTTATGAGTGCTAATTCCATCATACTTTATTGGCCTCGCTTCTTTCTATGGCACGTTTACGTTCTTCATCAGTCATGTCTGATATAGATCTACTCTTTACCTTTTCAATAAGCTCTAATGCATTTTGCCATGAAAGCTTGAACCATTCTTTAACGTAGTCATTGGACATAGATTTAGCAAGGTCGTGTACATCTGACTCTGCCTTACGTCTGTCACTGAAATGGGCATACCCTCGTAGGTGAAAGTCTCTGAAGGGACTAGACGTTTGATATGCATTAACCCTATCCTCAACATCAATAGCCATACCAATCTTAACCCAGTCACGCCATGCAGGATTAGTCAGAGCATATACATAGCCTTCCTTGGTGTTAGAGTACTTACCTAACCCTTCAAAGGCTGCATCATTAAAAGATTTATATCGTCCCGGCTTATGTAAGTCATGCGTCTGTGGAATATACTTACCGTTGACCCACATACGGCTCTCATTTCTTTTACGCATAGCATCTGGGCTATCCTTGTAATACTTATCACGGCCTGTCGTATCGTTATGTTCTTTCTTATACATGTTTTTCTTTCCCTATATAGGCTGAATAGTTTATTACTCGTCCTGTATTCCACCTTGCAGCTTCTGTCTCTGCTTCTTTTTCCGTACTGAATGTGCGTACCTCTGTGTCATACGTCCAAGGATCTTCCTTTCTTACTAAGGTGTATTCACCTTTCTCTATTTCAATCTGAACTGCGTACATCTTTAATCCTTTCTGATTCTAAACCCGCCTTAACTAAGGCAACAAACCCTACGTTAAAGATAGCTGCGAATATCTCAGGGGCACATTCTATTTGTAGAGTAGCGCTACCATCACGATGTTCTTCTACATCTATTACTTTTATCTCATTCATCATTCACTCCTATACATGGTAACAAGATAGACAGCTTGCAGTACTTAGGGTACTCATCATATGTCATAGCTATCAGCACGGGTGGTGCTGCTATAAGTAAAGCTACAATAGCTGACGCCTTGATTGCACCATTGATGTTACCCCTCATTAGTCATTCTCCCTTAATGATTCCCATGACACAGGAAATAATTTTACCATTACACGATCAATCTCCCATGCTACCTCTGCTGTCTCTGCTTGTGTGTCAGGCGCACAGCGAAGCTTACACATGTCAGCAAAGGCATCCAAGCTACCTGACCAGTACCACTCAGTCATCATGCTCTGTGGTAGTACCATACGTGCTTGCTCTGGACATACACCCTTCTCAAGCAACTCTTTGTAGTCGTGTAGACAAACTTTGTGACAACTCTCAAGTAATAGATCCATATCCTCATCATACCACTCGCCAGTACT